CCTTTTCAATGTTTTCTTTTTCTTGTTTTTTAGCTTCTATGATTTGATTTAGATAAAATCTTCTCAGATGAATAGGTAGAGCATAGGCTTCATTCTGTGTAAATCCACCTTGTCCATAATAACAAAGAGTAAAAATCTCTTCGTGTATTATTTTCTTATACTCTGGCCTCAGGCCAAAAAAACCTAACCCCTATAGGTATATCTACCTTATGGGGCTCTCCTATTTGGCTTATATATTCTGTTTCAAATATTACATCAGGTGTAATACTTGTGACATATTCTCTATATGCTCTTGTATCACGAGATAAGAATTGATTATCTACAAATTCATTGATAGTTTTTTTATCCGTTTCACCATCTATCGCAATGATTTGTTTTTTTAATCTCGTTGTGAGTTCTTTTGATATACCATTAATTGCTTCAATTTTTTTATATCCCTCAAGTTCTTTATCTATTTCTCTCTCATCTTTATGAGTTAGTAACTTGAAACTTATAACTCTTTTTGAAGTAGGTAAAGTAAAATCAAACTTATTACCATCTTTAAAAAGTTTCTCATCAACTTTTTTTGTTTTCAATTTACTTAAATCAAATGATGTATCAACTTCTAAACCCGTATCTGGGTCTGTAATTGTCACCTCATATTCTTTACCATAACCTAAAACACGAGTACCTAACATCAATGCGTTTTTATCACCAACTAATAAATCATCCAATTTAACTTTAGGGTCTGCGATAACACTTTCCATTAGTTTATCTATCACTATA